ATTTCTGATAACACTTCGTCATTAAGTGCACCGTTAGTAGCTTCTGATAAAATTTGTTTAATGTCCATAATTAGAATATATTTATATTATTATTTAATATCTTTTGTTCCATTTTCTTGTTAATAGTGTTAGATAAATCTGAACTAGCTTTTTTATAATTACGATTCATTACATTACTAATAAATTTTTTTAAATTTGTTTTAACTTCTTTCATATTATTAAAGGGTCCTTAGAAATTTGATGATATTATCTTTTAAAAATTGATCTTTACTTTTTAAAGGCATATTAGAAATATTTTTTTCAAATGTATCATAAGATTCTTCGAACTGTCCATATTTATTTACTACGTACTGCTTGCTTTCCAAGATACCATTTACAAAAGCTTTTGGAAAAGATGGATCTGCAACACAATCAATAGCTACTAATTTAAAATCTTTAACTCTATTAACACCATCTGAACCAGATTCAGGTATAAGTTGACCTAAAGCTCTTGAACTCATACCAACTCTTACACCATCATTAATAAGACTTCTAACAATTAACCCTGTTGGTGTAGATAATACTTTACTCTTACCGTAGAATACATTACCGTCTTGAGACATTTCAGTTACTAAATGGCAAGCTCTTTCAAGATCAACATCGGCTGTAGTAGGATGATTTAATTCACCCATTGCTCTTCCAGTTTTAACCATTAAATTTTCATAACGCTTAGTTTCACGTTGCATTTCATCTAATGGATAAATTCTTTTATTACGATTAACGCCTTCAGCCATCATGTACGGCCCTTTAATAAAGAAGTTTTGCTTATCTTTAGAATTACCTTCTTCGACGATATATTCAAACTCCTCTTTAGGAGCTGGTGTTTCCACTATTAAATTCAAACCCATATTATTATTTATACTCTTTCAATAACTTTTAAAGAGTAAGTTAAGAGTCTTTGATTTGTAAGTTGGCTATAGATTTAAAATCACCATCTTCGGACATTACCATATATCTTACTTTAAGGTAAATTACATCGGTACTAGTATTAGATGACATATTACTAAATCCTTTTAAACAGAGATCTCTATTACTAATAATTCTATTTTGTGTATCTGGTCCTTGATTTCTGGTGTATAACCAATCCCCATCAACAATAGCAGTAGGTCTTGGTAATGCAGTTATTCCACTAAAAACCCCAGTATTCCCGCTATTGGCAAATGTACCTATTCCAAAAGCGGTTGCACCAGCACCTGCAGGCCATGGTATCCTAGTACTACCACTTTGAGATTTATAAACTTGCATTGAGACAGGTACTATATATTTGTTGACACCCGGTGAAGTGACAAGTACTACAGGGTTTGAATATTTATTAACTAGACCTGCTCCTGATAAAGCAAAAGTATCAATCCTCATATCTTCTACTATCTTACCAGCGCTACCAACACCTAAACTAAATGTAGCGCCGTTTACTGAACCTTCTTTACCGAAGAAGTTACCAGCACCATAGGCCCCTATTTTAACAAAAGCATTACCAGAAGAAGTACCATCATCAACAAATAAATTACCACTACCTACATTTAACCTACTACTTTTAATTATATCTCTAGCAGATATATCATCAGTTGATGTAACCCCACCTGCTGTTATATTACCATTAGCTGATATATCTCCAGTTACACTAAAACCAGACAATTCAAAATTAATATCCATTGTAGTAGCAGAAAGTAATGTAGTGGCTAATATTGTATCAGCTTTTAACTCCCCATTTACATTTAAGTTCCCGTTCATCGTCCCACCATTGGCATATTGAACTGCATTAGTACCCCCGCCTGCTGACATCTCAGCATATCGTTTCATACCTCGAACTTCATTCTGAATATTACCGTTTAATTCATTTAGTAATTCTGATTTAACTGAACTTAATTCTGCAGTTTCTATTTTTTCCCTTAAAATAGTTTTATACTCAACAACTTCTTTATTGTTTACCGCAGCTAATAATTGATTATATTCATCATTTTTTGATTCAGAGATTAGCTTTACCTTTTTATTTAGCTGGTTAAATTTAGAATTAACATGCTCAAGAATTGATTTAAATTTTTTATTTTGTTTTTCAATTATATTATTATCAGTTGCAGGTATTTTATCTTTTATTAATTTTAATTGATTTAATTCTTCACTAAACGTATTAGAAAGATTATTAATATTTTCAGAAATAGTCTGCTTATTTTGCTCAATTAATTTACCTGTATGTTGTGAAATTTTTTCATAAATTTCTTCACTTTTATTCTCAATAATACGATTTATATTTTCTTTCGAAAACTCTTTTATATTTTTTAATTCTAATTTAAACTTTTCACTTATATCTGAAACACTTTCTCTTAACTTTTCTGCTTCATTGAATATTAAAAATTTATTATCTTGTTCATTTAATTTAAAAAAATCATATAATTTAGTATCTATTTCTTTATTAAATGTTTTTACTCTATCTTCAAATTCTTCATCTATTACAGATAAAAATTCTTTCTTTTTATTTTCAAATTCATCTAAACGTGATTGGTATATATTAGTATAATCGTTCATTTTTTCTTGAACTTTCCCTTCATTATACCGAGTTATGGTTTCAGCTATCAAAGTATTAACTTCAGCTGATGTATCAGCATTATCTTTAGTTTTACTTAGTTCTTTAAGTTTCGATTCTTCAATAATATTAGGCTCATGAACCGGTTTAAGTATTTTTTGCTGTTCTATAACACCATGCATTAAACTTTCATTTATAAAAATACCTCCTTCTTTATCTGTTTTTAATAAAGCTTCGGTAACATAATGTTTTCCATCCTTTATAATATCGCAAAGTACTAGAGGTAAACTATTTTCTTCTCCGATTTTTTCAAAAATAAATGTTTTACCGTCGATACTACATTCAAATACATCAAAAAAAGTTTCGTTAATAGATTCAACTAAAATTATATTATTTTCTGATTCTGATGGTGTAAATGTACAATCTACAGTATTAAGTTTAAAGTTAGACATGTCTTTAATATTTAATTAATTTTATATTTCATACAAGTTACTTTGATATGTTTAGTTCCTTTTCTGTTAAAATTAAAAATGTATAACCTTTCTTTTTTGCCCATTCATTGGCTGCTTTCCATTTTGCTGTATTTGTCACATACATTTTTTGTTCATATAAAATAGTTTTTTGTTTTTTATATTTAGTTTTAACTGGTCGCTGGGTTTGTTTACTAGGCTTAATTTCAATTAAAAACTTATTTGTATTACCGTTCCTATCTTTAAATACGATAAAATTATCTACAAAGTATCTATGAACTTTACCATCTAATGGGTTAACATATGGAATTATAATATTTTCACTTCCCCAAGCTAATATATTTTCATTTAAATCAGCCCATCGAAAAAATTTTAATTCCCAACCAGAACGATATACTGGTGAACCCTTACCAATATATTTTTTTAAATTAATTGGTTTAAAAATGCCTTGTCTAAACTTTTTATTTTTTTTCATTAATGTCTATAAATATAGTTATGACATTTGAAGAAAAAATCATTAGTAATAGTAAAATTAGACAAAGAAATTTAATGCGACCGGCTAAAATAGCATCCGATAAACCTGATACCGGTGTTACTATTATTAAAAAAGGTGCTTATTATCTTATAAAAGATTCTGCTGATATAACAATAAAGTATTTAACATTAATGTGCTACGGTAGTTTTTCATCTCCAATAGCATCATTAAAAGGTAAATTTACTCAGTCAGAAATAATTGATTTTGTTGGTAGAGCTAAAGAAGAAAGTTATACTAACCAATTATTAAGTGTTATATTAACTGATATAGGTTGTACACAACCTATAACTCAAATTATCGATGATGATAAAACAGATGAACTAGATTTATCATTTACTGATGATGAAGATGTATATGGCGATTATGAAACAGAAGAGGAAGTATCTAAATCTGAAACAACTACAACCTCAGAAATAATAGATATTGAAGATGCAAGTGTAGTTATTCAAAAACTAATCGAAGTATTTAACGCTAAATAATTTTAATGTATAAACTTAAATTGATTATTAGCTTCTTCTGTAACTTTTAACCATTCGTTCCAAGTCTCTTTTAAAGATGACTTTAAATGTTTAACTTCGAATAATAAATCTTTTTGATGGTTTTTATTTAATTTGTTAAGTTCTCGAATTTTTACTTTAATAATAGATGCTTTATTATTGAAAGTTAAAGAAAGGGTTTCTAATTTTTCTTTTAACTCTTTTGCATTATTATCAATTCTATTTTCTATATGCTCAAGTATCATTTTTTTATCTTTATATATTAGGGATTTTTGAATACTTATTTCATTTATTACACGTGGTCTTTTGACTAACTTAATTTTCGAAGCTAACCAAATTATCCATTTAGAAGGGTCAAAATGATACCAACGTATACCATTCCGGTAATCTGCAGCATAAGCATGATGATAATTATGGTAACCTTCACCAAAGGTTAGCATTGCCATTATTGCATTATCAACTGCACTCAATTCTCGTGCAAAAGTCTTAGAGCCATATGTATGACATAAAGAATTTATAAACCAAGTGCAGTGGTGAATCATAGCAATACGTACAATAAACCCCATATAAAATGAAGCCAACGCGCTTCCAGTTAGCATCCACCCAATTATAAAAGTTAATATATTTACCCCAATTAGAAAAAATGAATAATAATTGTGTTGAATCATTACTCGAGGATTTTTTATTAGATCCGCAACTAAAGTACTATCAAAGTTTCGTTTATAATCAAACAACCAAAGAACATGAGCATACCAAAAACCTTTTTCTATTGAGTGAGGGTCATTATGTGTATCAACACAGTTATGGTGAATACGGTGATCATGAGACCAGTTAAGAGCAGACATTTCAAAAGCTAATGCTGAACTGAATAGAATACCCCATTCGAATAAAGGGTTTGCGCAATAAGATTTATGAGCATATAGTCGGTGATAACCAACTGTAATTGACAAACCACCTAAGATATATGTAGTAAGAAATAGTACTATTGCTGTCCATGAAAAAACTTCTATAAAAGCAGGTAGTAAACAAACTAAAGCAATATGATATGCAGCAACAAATAAAAATATATCCCAATTTTTTATTTTCATATATAAAAAATTAACCAACAAAGAATAAAGGTGGGTCTGCATCTCCTTGACCCGGTGCGGACCCTGTCATTAACTGTTGTTCTAATTTTTCTTTCTCTGCTAATCCTTGAGTCATTAAGTCAGAAGAATTTAAACTACCTCCACCAAATAAAGTTACGCTACCATATTTACCTCTAATATTTGCAACTGCCATTTTAGTTAATGCTAATGAATATTGATAAACCCAAAGCTCTTTTAATATATCTCTTATTGGTCTTTCAACGTAGCATGATACAACTCCATAAAATCTTACATTACTACTACTAGCATTAGGTTGTGGGTACATTCTAAGAAGTTGCGTTCTTTCATCAAAACTATATGAACGTTTAGTTGCTAACATTTTTTCTCTAGTTTCGAGCCAATTTTTTAAAGTATACCAACTAATTAAATCAAAACCATAATTACCCATTGCATAACTAAAATATGTTTGTTGTGCTAATGTTTGTTCAATAGTAAACAATGTATTAATACCGGTTGATGAACCTTCTTCAAAATCAGTAACTGCCATTACTTTACGGTAATCCATTAAATCATAATCAAAACTATTAATAAAATTATCACCGTTACTTACTACAGTACCTTTTCTAGTAAAATTATTTTTAACTTGAGGTACAAATAATGCACTAACTGTAGGTACTTCTTTTATAATCTCTTGATAAAAATCACCAGTAAATATATTATTTGCAGAAATACCATTTTGTAAAGCTGAAGACAAACTACTGATAGAAGTAAAAACTGAACCAGGTATACTTGATGTTGTGGTATATACTGTTTCTGAATTGTCAATTTCTTTAGTAAAATCTTTATTTGGTGTTTTTAAATCTTTTTGTTCTTTATAAGTTTCACTGTTTTGAAGAGTAAATAAATCATCTAATTTTATACCATAATCTTTTTTATATAAATTACTATCAAAAATAAGATACTCTTTTGTGTAACCAGCAAACTTACTAAAGTACTCTGTAGCTAAACTAATATTTTCATATAATTGATCCCTATGAATTTCAACATTTATAAATGGGTAACCTAAAGATCTAAGTATTCTATCACTAAGTCTATTAAAATTATCTACTTTTGAATTAAGATTCGTACTTTGAAATCCAGATATTGGAGCTATTTCACACTTTGACATACAATTATTTAATGAATTAGTTAACGGTTATATTAAATAATAATATGGCATCAGGCGATATACATATTTCAGTAGTACCTTCATTATCTACAGTAGCATCTTATACAAGAGTTAACCCATATGGAGGTACAGATACATTAACAACTAAAAGTATTAGTAATGATCCGACACTTTTATCGTTATATATTAACGAGCAACAAACTGCAAAGTCAGCCACATTATTACAAGTTTTAGATAGTGGTAATCGTTTAACTTTAGTTCTTAAAGAAAGTTAATTTAAACTTCAGGAGCTGGTTCTTCAGGAGCTGGTTCTTCAGGAGCAGGCTCTCCAACATCAGCTGGCCCCCCACCGAAATCAGGTGGAGTTTCTGCACTAACATCACCTGCAGGTGCACCTCCTAAATCTGCTGCAGCCTCTGGAGCAGCAGCTTTTTCGATATCATCTCTCCAGCTTGGACCACCAGCACCAATTTGCTGTATCTCCCATTGGAATTCAGCATCTTTACGTAAGAACTCTCTATTAGCTTTAATATCAACATCATTCCATCCAAGGTATCGTTTTTGAGCATATGTATTAGAAACAAATTCATTAGACGCTAATGAGTTAAAGTTTGTAGCTTTAAGTTCTAACTTTTGACTTTCTCTTAATTCATAAAAATTAGTAGGAACATTAAACTCTAAATGTAAATTCGGCGCTTTAAGATTATATTCTGCAAATAACCCCTTTAACTTAAGGTGTGTAATAAAGCCATTTTTAAGACCTGATGCAAATTGCTGTTGCATTCTAATAATAAATTTAGCAAACTTTAATTCTTCTCTTAATATTTCAGTACCATCACTAAACTGACTATCAGGGTTTAATCTATTGAGAGGCACTTTTAATGCTTTATATAGTTTATTAACAAAATACATTAAGTCAGCTAACTCACCTAAATTAGCACCTCCAGCTAGCTGAGTAACTGATGTACCTTCTGAACCTTGTCTTTTAGCAAACCAGAACGAATCTAGCATTGATTGAGGGTTAAACTTTTGAACTTGACCGGATTGATTTGAATCAAAAGTCTTTTTACTCCAATATTCTTGAATTAATTTTCTTAAATATGCTTCTGCCTTAGGTGGTGCCATGTTACCTACATCAACATTAAACACTAAACGCTCCGGGGCACGAACAAGTCTATATATTACTATAGCATCTTCTACTAACGAAAGTTGTCTATACGCTCTTCTAGCATTTTCAATAAAAGGTAATCTAAATGTTTTATCTTGATTCCAGATACCTGAATTTATATATGATATCTGATTTTCATCCATTGGTATAAAATCAAATTTTTCAATTTTTTCTGGTTTATTAGGATCAAAAATAGGTTTTCTTAAAATATAACCTTTAATAATCATATTATTAATATTATCATATATCGGGTCAATTAAATCCCCAGGTAAGATAACTGCACCAAGTATACCATCTTCTGTATAACCTTTGTGAATAATATGCTCAAAATAAAGCTCACCTTCAATTAAAATTTGTCTAAAATATTCAAAACCTTTTTTCTCAAAGTCGAAATAGTCGATATATTTTTCAAATTCTTCTTGTATTTCTACTTGCTTTATACCATCTAATTCAGTATTTCTAAATTTTAGTTTTACAATACTTCCGTTTTCATCTTTATTAATACATTCATCACAGATTTCATCTAACGAATCACTAATTTCAGAAAAAGCTGCCATTACTCGGTAGTCTCTTAATCTACCACCTTTATTTTCTTCTACATTGGCATACACTAATGAATTATAATTACCATCAATAGCAATTTGACCACTACCTGTATTATTAAAATCATTATTATAAAAAACAGAGTTTTTAGCCAGAGCTTCTACTCTTCTCATTCCTGTTTCTTCAAAAGTATTATACTGAGGATTTAAATCTCCTAATACTTTATTAAAATCTACGGATTGATATGGTAGTTTATTAACAAGATTCTTTAAAAAACCAGATTGTCCTGAATTATTTTGTTGATCGGCCATTATTATTATTATTTAATACTTATTCTACTTTAATAAAGGTGCTATTACCACTATATGTTTGAGTTACTAATGTATTATCACTAAATGCATATCCTGCTTTATTATAAGGTATAAATCTAACATTACCATTGCCTGCAGATAATGATGTAGGTAAATTAAAGCTTAAAGTAAAATCATTTACTAATGTAAAGGGTATAGATTGACCTGATATTGATGGTTGCCTACTAGTAGCAGGTAATGATGTAAGCGATGTATACATACTACTATCTGTTGAACTAAATAATACAGTTTTAGTATTTGTGAAACTACTACCATTAAGAATTACACTACCTGAAAAATCGTCACCTAAAGTCAAATCATCAAATAATTTAACACCGTCATAAAAAATATCTGTAATAAATGGTGAACCTGACACTTCAATTGATTTTGTTGTAGTTACTGACCCAGAAGAAGCAGATAAAGATTCATAATTATCATAATATTCTAAATTTGTTTCAGAGGTAAAATTCGAATCAATAAAGAATATATTACCAGATGGATCATCAGTATCTTTAAATAACCAACCCTTAATTGTAAATGATGTATCTGCAGTAACCCTTGCTTTCTGAGTTGAATTTAGTTCAGTGGGGTAATTCATACTAACGTCTCCATTCCATAATACTTCACTTCTAATTTCTTGATCAACGCTTAGTTTAAATTTTTCAGGTATTTTCCAAGATATAATAACATAAGGGTTGCAGAAAGGGACAAAATTACTTAATATTTGGTCCATATCAGTTTGATATCTAGTTAAAACAGAAACAGATAAATCGATATTAACCGGTACAGGGGATTTAATATGCCTAGATACCGTTTCACCTCCAACACTACCTTGATAATAAAAACCATCTACTTTATTGAAAACTCTAGTTGTATCTCTAGAGATTTTAGTTACATTAACCGATACAACTGGTAAAGTTAAAGTTTTATTTTCGTTAACGAGATCATATAAGACCCGTTGTTTAGGTGCATATATATACCTAACATTAATTTTATCTTTTTCAACCCTATCTCTGTTAAACCTGCCAATGACAATATCATCAAACGCAGCAACAAACTGCGTAAGCATATCTTTAATTTCGAAATAAAATGGTCTAGCCTTCACTTAATTATTTATCCCAAGGAAACTGTAACCAACTAGTAGTATACAAAATATTACCAAAAATAATATTTTTATTAAATTCTGAACCATCTCTCATCACTAAGCTTGCATATAATATATTATCACTATCTATATTATATTCAGACTGAAGAATAGAATTTACTGCTGTAAAGGTTCTACCACTATCATTTATATCATCAACTACTAAAATTTTAGAATTTTTATTTAAACCGGTAGGTTTTTGATAAACTATTGTATCTAGATATTTACCATCATCTTCTCTTGTACTAATCCCTAAATTATAAAGATTGTATATATCTAGCTTATAACTTAAAGTAGCACCTGGTATCAAACCACCTCTACCTAAAGCAATAATAGTATCATAATTAATTTTTTTACTCTTTATTTGATCTGATAAACATTCAACTAAAAAATCTACGTTATCCCAATTTAATTTTAATATATCACCCACATATTAATTATAATATATAAATTTCAATAATCAAGTAATTTGTTCTATAATAGATGTATATAGATCTATCTTACTTTTTAGTACAGCACCTGTAACATTCCTATTAATTAAATCGTGTATATCATCTTTTAATCTATCTAGAAGCTTACTTGCTTGACTGCTGTCAATTACACCATAACCTTTAATAATCATTTCTTCATCACTAATACCATTTGGTACAAAAGCAGCTCCTTTTACTTTAGCTGCTGAAACAGTGGGTATATTATACTTTTGATATGATTGTTTGCTTTGATCGGGTGTATATTTACCATAATTTTTATCATTATTTCTTTGTTGCATAGAAGCTATACCCGATTGATTGAGGCTTTGCTCATAAAGGTTAAAAATTTTGTTTTTATCACTCATTATTATTATTTAATATAAGAAAATTTAATAAATATATTAAAATGGAAAAGCCTATTACTTTCTTTCGCTCCTTTTTGGAAAATATTAATTTTGCTACTTTCTTCTTGGCTGCTATAGGCGCGTTGGCCGCTTTATGGTTGAATAGTAATTACGTTTCACAAGAAGTATATGTGAAGGATCAACAAATAATTCAATTAAAAATTGAAAGTTTAGAAACAGAGACACAAGCCTTACGATTTATGGCTCAATCAAATCAAACTGAGATAAGAGAATTGTTACCATTGGTAGAAAAAATCGAAACATTAATAAGCAATTTCATAACACCTAATGGTGATGTTATTATAACAGAGAGTATGAAAGAAATGGAAGTTGATATAGCTGAGATAAAGAAAGATATCGAGTATATGAAAGCTCGTTTATGGCCAACAGATTAATTAGATAAAATCATTAAATTTTTCAACTAGATTTTCCCATTCATTGCATTCTAGTTCATATTTATTCTTAGTATAGGTATCGGTACGTTCTGCAATATCTTCTTCACTATAATCTAATTTTTTATCTGATACATTTTCTAACTTACATTGTACCCAATGTCTATATTCATGTACTAAACTAGAAAGAAAGAATATACGTCGTTGTTTAAGAGTTTTGCAATCACAACAATTTAAAGCTACTTCGATTTCATCTTCATCCCAGAAGTATTGAGAATCAGTACCTTTAATACCCTTTACATCAATATCATAATGCCACCATTTTCTAGTCTTTTTTAAGTTATTAGTATGATAATTCAGGAAATTTTCTAATTTATGTTTATCGATTTTATATGTTTTTAACTTCTGACGTATATCTTTATCGCAATTAAGTTTAATAGTAATCATATAAGATATATATTATATCACAGTTCCCATAAAAAAGGTGTAACCGTTTCCGGAAACACCTTTCTTTTAAATTATATAATTTATCTTAAACGTAACCTAGATGGTATAATCTTCTCAAAGTAGGTCCAACTGAATTATTACCTTTAGCTGATAAAATCATATCTTCACTACCTGTACCTCCACCTTCAACAAAAGATGCTTGTACTGCAAGTCTATCAGCAGTAATAACTGCAATAGTATCATTTAAATATCTTGCATCAATATTTATTGTAAATTTTAAGTCTCTTACCGTATCAACAATTGTTCTTACATAAATGCTTGTATCAGCTCCTGCTTTCTTAGTAAATAATACTTTAGCAGCTGGTGCATCAATTGCACCTCCACCTGCTGCTGTAATAGTCATACCTGATACACCTAATTGTTCAGTTTGTTGATCACCTAATAAAAAGGTGGTTTCGTTAAAAAATGCTGTGTTGTCTCCTAAAGCCATGTAATTATTTAATCAATTAGAAGTTTAAATTCCGAAGTTTTGCTCTTTGTTCTGCTAAAGTTGGTATAGAAGGGTTAATTACTTCTTCTTCTCCTATATCAGCAACCTGCTCTACAAGCTTTTCTTTAGCTAATCTCTTATCAAGCTCTACACCATCTTCTCTTGCTAGCTCTTCTAGCTCATCCTTAGATAAAGAAGATATATGCTCTTCGAGCTGTTTAACCATTTTAGATTTTAAGAGCCTTCTATCTAACTCCACCCCATATTTACGGGCAAGTTCTTCAAGCTCTTCTTTAGATAATTTAGAATATTTACTCATACTATTATTTATACAATCGCGCAGATTTCCCCGCACCCTAACAAAGCGCGGATTTGTCGTAGATGGTCTTAAATAGTTAGATGTACGAGTATAAAGCAGTTGTGAGTAGAGTAGTTGACGGTGATACAGTAGACGTTGATATCGATTTAGGGTTTAATGTATGGCTTAAAAAGCAGCGCATTCGCCTTTATGGTATTGACACTCCAGAGAGCAGAACATCAGATAAGGTAGAGAAGGTATTCGGGAACCTAGCTAAACAAAAAGTTTTAGAATTCTGTCCAGTAGGCTCAAACATTATACTCCAAACCAAAACCGATGATAGTAGAGGTAAGTATGGTAGAATTTTAGGTGAACTAGTTACACTAGAAGGTACTAATGTTAATACGTTCCTTATAGAGAACAATTACGGCGTGGCTTACTTTGGTAAGTCTAAAGATGAGATAGCTGGAGAGCAATTACGCAATAGAGAGATTCTAATAGAAAGAAATGAAGTTACTCTTTAGTATAGCTCTTTTAGTATTACTGACCTCTTGTAAGATAACTCCAGGTTATGAGCGTACGGTGGATCTAGATATAAGCGTACCTGATTCAGAGTTACTTATTGAATGGTAATCTAATACCCTCTACAAGGGTGGGTTCCTGATATAGAAAAAGCCCGGGGCCATATATACGTTTTCCCGCGCGCATAATTTTTTATTGGCATGGGGCCTCACTAAGGCTCGATCCCCGCTCTCTATATAGGAAAATTCTCACGTTAACGTCTCTGAGCGGGTTACTCCTCTGCGCACGGGGCTGGTCAGCAGACAAAAAGAGACCGCTCTCTTTCGAGAACGGCCTCTCCAACAACACACACTATCAAATTCCAAATGCTGTACGCATACGCTCTAAGGTATCACTATAGTTATCATTGATCGTTCCGATCATTGAGAACATCTCAGGGTTAAATACGTCACTCAAACCTGCAATTAAAGCCTTACGACTTACTTCATCACGGCTGGCTCTTTCTATAACGTCAATCGCATTACTTAGTTGACCGACGGTTAGTACTTCTTCTGGTGTGTTGTTTTCGTTATCCATATTATAATTATATCAGAGTTCCTCTTACATTGCGTACTCGCGATTGTAATCTACTTCACTGCAAGGCTCATCGAGCTCTTTCCAACCAAATGACTCACAAAGGAACTGCTTGCCTTTCACCTCTACTACATCGCCTACTGATAGAGAGTAGTTGCCATCTTTGCGAAAGTCTTTAGCTAATGCCTGCTCCCAGTTAGAGAGTATCTCTTCTGGAGCGTTGAAGATATGGAACATCTGCTCGGCTCCATCTTTGCCTTCTTTGAGCTTTACTGGCCCGACATTTGAGGCAGTTGAATATACTTGCCAGCGATCACCTGCATAGGCTGCCCCATCGCCGAATTGATCTCTAGTGCTTGTTGGTCGAATTATTCTAATCATACAAATATTATATCTAAGTTCCTATTAGGGACGCCTTTCGCTTATTAGCTACTCGACGCCCCACTCACAACACAACAAACTTACCAGCCGATCATCTCTCTGGCTTCATCAGGAAGGTAGCCTAACTGACCTCCTTCTTCTAGGTACACTACATCTTCTTCTTGATCTAGTTCCTCTTCATCTAAATTGTCAGTGATCTCTTCCTCGCTTAGACCATCCTCTCGCATCTTCTCGATAGCTAGATCCTTACGCTCGGCCTTCGATAGCTTATGCACCTCGTTGATGCTATACTCAAATGGCCAACTAGGCTGGCTTGCAAAGCGTACCTCGGCATGCCCGCTCATTTCTTCCTTTGCCTCCTCGAGGCGCTCGATTAATTCGTCAATAGTCATAATGTGTTGTGCTTAATTGCAACTATATTATATCAGAGTTCCCATTACTTAGTCGAGTGCCGTAGAGGTAAGAACGCTCCTACTGGCTCATTTTGTTCCTCTTCGAGCTTTTTCTGTATCAGTTCCAGAGCATCGTAGCTCATGCCGCCTACGTTCCATACAAATTCGTTCCCGTTCCTACATTCCTTCCCATCATCATAACGCTTCCAATCGTAGATCGTTCCTATTACGTATGGTTTCCCATTATCGGCGAGCTCGAACTCTAAGTTCCATTCAGTAGTTACTTTACCATCGCCAGACGGTTCCTTATAGGTAGGTTCCCCAAACGCCTTGATTAGTTCCTTAAAGGTTCCAGTTATATAGCCTACTAAAGAGGAACCTGTAGTATTAATTGATTTCGAATTTCTGATGTTAATTATGTTGTGCATACTATAATTATAAGACTGTTCCTAATTCCAGAATGAATACTCGTAAGGTTGCTTTGCTACAGGAGGTAAGTACTCTGCATGCCCCTCATCTAGGAATGATTGATAGAACTCTGCTACCTGATCTTCGCTGAGGTATTTGAGAAGGCTTTCGAGTACGGTCTTATTAGTCAAGATGCCATCATCGATAGCTTCTAGGATTTGATTGGTTGTTTTTCTTGCTGTGGGCATAGCTATATTATATCACTGTTCCATTTGCGATCCTTCCAGATGGGTCATACCATCGTGCTGCCGTCGAAGTCACCTCGACCTGATCTTCTGAGTTAAGACTTACTTCTGCTCTAATTGAGAAGAACGTAGTCGACTCATCAAAGTACTCCTTCGCTTCCTCTTTAGTAATGTCTAGGCACTCTCCATTACGAGTATTGATTAGTTGGTAGATGTTGCCGTAGCCTTTATAATCGATAATGTATTTAATTCTCATACCACTATTATACAACAGTTCCCGAAAGCTCAGATATAGGAACAGTGCTATAATATATGTAGTTCAATTAATTAGCGAAGCATTTGATGTATGAGTCCAGAGGGTCTGAGAAGGACTCCCTTGAGGACCGGACCTTAGGAGCCTGCGTTC